AGGAGCTGGAGTTGATGTAGCCTATCAGATGCAGCTTATAGATGTAGGCGCTCAAGAAGAATACAGCAAGCTACAAACTTCTTTTGCTGCTTTAGGTTCTCTTGTCGTAATACCAACACTAGTTAGCCTAGGTGCGACAGCTAAAGAACTTCGTAAAAGTCCTTATGCCCCACAATTTTTAGCTTATAAAGAGTTTGATGAGACAGCCCTTAAACTTGGTGCAGATGAGGCTGAAAAACAACTAAACAAAAAAGTCATCAAAGGTATGGTAGTTGACTCTGTTGATGAAAACTTTGGACTAGTTCGTGGTGATACCAAAAACTTTTTAGAGTGGGCTGAGTTTAGACGTAAGGCAAAAGATCGTGTAACTGTTCGTGGTGAAAGATATACTGATGACGAAATAACCAACGCATTCTTTCAACAATTTTTCTTAGGTAGTGTAGATGGTTCTACTAAGGGTTACTATCAAGTGTTAAAAGAAGCTGGGTTTGTGTTACATCCAGCCATGAAAGAAAAGTATGGTACAGCAGGTGCATTTGCACAGACTATAAAGTTTTTAACTCCTG